CACTCAAAACACACCCGAATGCCAATGGGCAGTAGATTCTCATACTGCTGAATCATGTCGTTTAAATCACATCGCTGACCACAGCGGTCGCAAAATCCAAACGCATGTTTACCACTGGCAAACGGTTTGCCCATTAGACGTTCCTGCCAATATAGCCATGCATAGGCACGAATCGTACGGAGGCTTTTTCCCGATCCTCACCTGCCGCCAGATCCCATTGGATCTCATATTCCTGCTTGAGTAGACCCACCCGATCTGCGGCTTCAGGACGCTTCATCGCAATGTAGTAGGCGAGTCCAGAAACTAAGCAGGGTAAGAATCGTGCAGGGATATCGATGGTATTGGAACCGCCATTCCCCACATCCTGAATACGCCGCATCTTCCAATAGACGAGGGTATAAGTCTGGGTGTTGTCAGGAACCGGCCACAGATACACCACCGGAGCGGCTCTCTGTCGATCCACATAAATCTGTAGCGGCATCCCTTGGGTGAGCTTGTTGCTCAATTGGGCATAGTCCGATACCGAAATGCGGGACAGGGTGTAATCCGTTTGGCTGGAGACATTCCCAGAATAAGTTCTGAGTTGATGCTCCAATAGATCGATGGTGTCAGCGGGCATGGTGTAGGTGAAGGTTCCGGGAGTCAGTACCTGAGACCCTTGTTCCACCGTCCAGAGATTGATGCCCCGGTTCTGCCATTCGAGGGCCATGAAGTTCATGGATCGGCGGGCAGTCTGGAGATCATAACCGGTACGCAACTCCATACCCGCCCGTTCGAAAGCCTCTTCAACGAGTTCCCGAAACTCAGGGTTGAAAGTTGCTACACCGCTGGTGGTCATTAGACCATCCGGCCCTTGGTCTTACCGCGCATGGCGCAACCATCAATGCCACGACCGGTGGAACCGCCTTGGGCGTAAGACATACCGCCTTTTTTGTAGGTCATGCCACCACCCATCATTTTGCCTTTGCCATCTGCCGCAAAGAACGGGACCTTCTCGCCGCCCTTATCGACCATCTTGAGGCTTCCACCTTCAGCATAGGACATGCCGCCCTTACGCATCATGTTCTTCATATCATCCTCCATTCCTTTGCGTTTCTCTTCCTCAACACCAATTGCAATCACCATCAAGGGATCTCGACCTTTCATGCCCGTGTCCTCCCTCGCATCGCACATCCATCGATACCGCCGCCTCTTGCCATGTTCTTCTTCGGCTTGCTCATGCCCGCCTCAGATAACGCAATGGCAATTGCTTGCTCACGATCTTTAACCACAGGCCCCTTCTTGCTGCCCGAATGAAGTTTGCCTTCCTTAAACTCTTCCATAACCGTGCGAACCTTGCCCGGTTTCTCAATTTGTTGACCCATGTTGGACCGAGATATCGCCATCTTACTTGCCTCGTTGTCTAAACGGTTTCACTTTCTTCGCGATTTCTTTGGGTTGCGCGACGAACTGCTTGCCTTCCTTTTTGCCTTTACGCTTGGCGGCGGTGGTTCGGGCGTACTCAGCAGGCGAGAGAGACTTGATCGCAGCCTCTGGTAAATATCTTTCGCCTGTTTGACTAGAAGGCTTACCACTTTTGGTTCTCCACTTCTGTTCCGTCCAAGCCTTGAGGGATTTTTGAGGGGGCTTCATGCAATGGGTCCACCCACTAACCATGCATCGCAGGTGCGATCACCCGCGCATTTGAAATGAAAGAGTTCGCAGTAGCCTAAGTTGCTCGCCTTGATCACCTCCATGGCGCTATCCATGTGAGGTTTGTCACCGGCTTCCATCCCCTTGGCAATACAGGCCAACATCTTGGGGGTTTTGATAAAGGCCGCACAGTTCCCGCAACGGGCGGTCTTGGCTTCCTCTGGGGAGATCATCCAGAGCTTGGCCTTCTTAGACCAAAACTTCTCTGAAGGTTCGTTAGGATTCAAAGGACCATAGCCATAGTCTTCGATGGCATGGTTGCGATTCTTTAGATTGACATGGATGTCCAAGGTCGCCACAGGACAAGACTTACCATCCTTATAGGATCGCTTGATGGCAGCACCGATGGCATCTTTTTTAATCCGCATAGCCATATCAATCTCGGTAACCGCCTCCCGCTTCCTTGTACTTTTTGGCTAATAGCTGGGCCTTGCGGGCTGACCATTGGCCTGCTTTGGTTCCCTGTGTGGCGGAACCTTTGATCTGGTTAAACAGGCGCTTACGCAGTTCAGGCTTGGTGTAGTTGCCTGCTGCGTTGACCTTGCTCTTGGACTTGGCTTTAGCCATTACCATTTCACCTTGTCTGCCCAGTACGCCGCAGACATCTTTCCTTTCGAGATGTTCTTGGCATGACGGGATTTAAACGACTCTCGCCGTTTGCGATAGGACTCAGATTCCCCGGCTTTTTTCGGGGAACCTGAGACACCTTGCTGACCAAAGCGAATGGTCTTGACCTGATCGCCAGACTTGGCAACGACAACGTGAGACTTGGTCGGATGGCTTGGAGTTCTCTTGGGTTGATTAAACCCAGAGACACCAGCGCGTTCCAGTCTTGGGTCTTTTTTAGCCATGGGAATTCCTAGCCGCAAAGCACCGTAACTTTCGACACCTGATCCAAGGTCATGACCGCGATGTCCCCTCGACCTGAATTGCTCTTGGTCGTGAGAATGCCCTCTGGCGGGATCATGGCATCGTTGGCGGTGGCATCACCGGGCGTATAAACCTTCAAGATCACCGTATTATTCGGTTGAGCGGTGAAGGTGATACTGCCTTCTGATGACGTTGCAATGTACAAGAGGCCCTTGATGCGGGTTCGAGGAAACGCAAGGTCTCCGCCGTAACCGATCTTGATGCCGCCACCCGAAGGACCACTGACCGACACACTGCTGACGCTAGTGTAGTAGTTAGTGGAATACACCACGGATGCACTGGGGCCGTTGAAACTTTCGGTCACTACCCCGTCAGCGCCTGTGATGCCTACCTTGACGCCCGTCACGGTGAAGACGGTGGCACTGTCTGCGCCATCCGAAGTCACAGAGACTTTGTAGCCGGTTCCGTACTGACCAATGTTGTTCGCCAACAAGGCCACCGATCCCGTTGCGGCAATGGATGCCGACGCAAACAGGTAGTCATCGTCGCTGTCCGGACTGACTGCCCAAACATCATACTGCATAGAGAATCCTCCGCTTAGGGGCTACCCCCGATGATTAAACGGTGACGCTCGTATAGAGGGCGATGTAGGCCGTGGTTGCGCCGACAAGAACCTGAATGAAACCCACCTGATTCGAGACTGCGCCCGAAGCCGCATTAACGGCCACACCGATTTTGGTGGTGCCAACGGTCAGGGAAGTGGTTACCAAGTTGGTTACTGTCGCCGAACTGGCAGTGAATACGGTGCTTGAAACGTCACCGATGAAACCATTGTCCGATTGAACCGGACCCGAAAAAGTAGTCTTAGCCATGTTTAAACCTCGTATGCGAGTTGTCCACCAGTCTGCATACTGTCAGCCGGGTCTGTCTGGTGGACTCTGTTATCCCGGTAGTGTGATTAAACACTACACAGGGTCCAAAAGAAAGGGGGACCGAAGTCCCCCGTTCTTTGCCTTGTGGGCTATCAGGTTGAACCCGGCGACCCGTAGATGCCGAGCGGATCAGAGACGCCGAACGAATATCGCTCGCGAGCCTTATACCGCACGTTCCCGGTATCGAAGTCTCCATCCATGCCGGTCGAAAGCGGCGTACGCACAAAGTGCTTCATGCCGTTCGGAACGTCAGTGATGAGGAAGAAGGCGTTGGTGTCGGTCAGATAATGGTTGACCGCATAGCCTTCCGGGATAGCACCCATGTTACGAATCGCGTTGATGTCGTTATCTGCCGTCGCCGTACGGAGAGTGGTCTCCATGAGGCGCTCGGCAACGAACATCAAGTTGGACGGAACAATGAGACGCTTCGGGCGAGCCGCAATCAAGAGACCACGCTCGTCTTGGAAGTTGGCAATCGCAATGATCGCATCTTCCAGCGAGGTCTCATTGAGGTCGGCACCCACGGTCGGACGGTTGGCATTGGTGCCACCGGCTACGAGCGGGTGAGCCGTGCTGAACAGGGTCACGCCGTCGCCAGATTGGAACGTCGTGAAACCGTTGTTCAACAAAGCAGCCGCCTTGACCTGCTTGGTGTTCGCCATACCACGGGCGAGAGCCTTGGTGTAACGAGCAGAGAGTTGGTCATAGAGGTTGTCCTCCATGGCTTCCTCAGTGATC